GACCTCACCGTCACTGGCATAGAGATAGGTAATCACTTCGTAAGTAGCGCCCTCAGTGTCTTCAAGGTCAAGTTCAACCTCGCTTGCATATTGTCGCATTGTCAACCCCTTAGGGATCATGGGCGGGCATTGTGCGCCGCCACCACTCACCTTACTCTCTTACGCGCTCACCGTCAAGTCACTTGACTGAGCAAGTCGCCGGGGGATCATGGGCCACCTTTGCCAGTCAGCTCAACTAAGCGGTCAGCGATCCCTTAGGGGGGCCAGTCGAACGTTCGCCGCCAGTGAGCTCACCCGCCCGCCAACTCACTGACGCGCCCAGGGTCGCCGGGATCAGTCACGGCCACCGCAACCGGGGTGCACTTCACTAGTAGGGGGTGACACTTAAACCGTCGCCACTCGTGCGCCCGCTGACCGTGCAAGCTGTCGCCGTTGTGGTGCCCTCAGTGCCGTTGTTGTTGCCATAGCCAATCCTCACCATTCGCATCCATCCTCCTCCATTGCCCTCCATCCAGCCTGAATGCGCACCCATTCGCCATTGATCGGGAAAACCAGGCGAACAAATGTTCGCAACCGGTAGTATGCCGAGACGGGGGGCCTGTTCAATGCCCAGTTAGACCCCTCCGTAAATCCGGTCATTTCGTAGTCTTTGCAGGGGAAACGCTAGAACGGCGTACTACGGTGTGATGGCTTCTACCGGCGATTTGGGGGTGTGACTGACAAGGTGACGCAACCTACAACAGGATCGCTTACAGACGATTACAGGGGGGTCTCGTGGCCTTCTGGCGTATTCAGGGAACGCGTGTCTATGAAGGTGGTGAGTCGTAGCGGATTGGGAGGCAGTCGAGGACTGCGGTGGTTGCGATTTCGGCTCGCTTGCGGTAGATGGCTCGGGTCATTTCCGGCGCGTCCCCCCAGTGCCCTTCACCGTGGTCGGCTTTCCACAGGCTGAGGGCAACCCAGTTGATGATCTGGCTCTTAGTCACCGGACAGCACTTTTACTGAGGCCCGGACTTTTTCGTGCAGCTCCTTGATGGTGCCATCGTTCACGATGAAGTCATCGCAGTCATCTGCCGTGATGGAGTTCTCGGTCGGCCCGCCGAGGTTCTCAACGCCTGGTCGCTCGATCCAGATGATCTTGCCATCCCACCATTTCACCATTTCCCGTTCGTTGGGGAAACGGACATCGGTGATGGAGATGTTGCGCTCGTAGTCCCCGGTGGCCTTGGAAAGGTCAATGGTTGCGCTCAGGTGGTCTACGAAGATGTAGGGGCTGATGTCCCGAGCTGCCATCCCCAACTCTTGCAGGAGCCTTCTGACTTCCGGCGCTTCCCTCTTTGCCTTGTCCCAGCCGACCCGCTCGATGACCTCTTTGAGCCGGACAGCATCCCCCTCGTGGGTCTCGTAGAGCACTGGGTCAAGCCGGAGGAGCATCTGTCTCAGCGCATCAGCGAAGGCAAATGTTGGATACGACAATGCCTCAGCAGCAGCGTTCTTTCCTGCGCCAGCGAGTCCTGCGAAGCCTACGATCATGGTGGCCCTTTCTCTGCAAATTTTTTCTTGCCCCTCACTTGCAAGCCTAGTCGCTCCCCTGTATGGTGTCAAGCGAACCACCCGAAGATCCAACCCGGTTCTCCGGCTGACGGTGGGGACATTCTTAGGGTTTGGGGTCTGAACTGCCCGGCCCCAGCCCCTAAGACCAGACACGCCAAGCGAGAGGAATGACTGAATGGCGATTATCAGAGGGCCGAAGCCCAGCAATAACTACGTTGTCGTGAGCAACGACATGGCGAGGAATGACCAACTCTCGTGGGAAGCCAGGGGCCTGCTGCTCTACCTGCTGTCCCACGCCGAGCATTGGGAGGTCAACGTCAAGCAACTTGTCCAGCAGTCGCCCAACGCTGGTCGAGACCGGGTGTACCGGATCATCAACGAGCTGGTGGAGGCTGGCTACATCGTGACCCAGCAGAACCGCAACAACTACGGGCAGATGATGAGCATGGACTACATCGTTTACGACGCTCCAGCCGCACCAGCATCCACCGCTAACGGCTCCACCGCTAACGGCTTTTCCGTTCACGGCAAACACGGATGCATAAGAAGTACTATTCCTAAAGAAGTACTATCTGTAAGAAGTACTATAAATACAACGATCATTTCGTTTTCTGAGATGTGGAAGCACTACCCACGCAAGATCGCCAAGGGAGCTGCTGAGAAGGCGTTCGCTGCCCGGTTGAAGGAGGGTGTTGACCCCTCGCTGCTGCTGGAGGCCACCGAGAACTACGCCCGCACCTGCAAGGGCAAAGAGAGCCGGTACATCCTCCACGGCTCAACCTTCTACGGCCCTGACGAGCGATGGAAGGACTACCTCCCTGGCGGCGCTGGTCTGCTAACATCAAAGCCAATGAGCGTTCTCGCAGAGTTCGCAGAGGAGGAAGAATGACCAAGAAAGAGCTTGCCCAAGTGCTCGCAGTCCTTTCCGCCGCCTATCCCCGGTGGGAGATCACCGAGGAGTTGCCGGTGGTCTACTACGACCTGCTTGGGGACTTGGACATCGCAGTCCTGCGCCAAGCAGCGAGGGAGTGGGCGATGGTTGAGAAGTGGCCTCCCACGATTGCTGACCTGCGCCAGAAGGCAGCATCCATTTGCGGCTACCTCGCCCCGACCAGCGGGCAGGCATGGGCGGAGATCATGGCCGCAATCCAGAACGGCTCCTACAACTCCTGGAGCCACCCCAGCATCTCCAAGGCAGTCCGGCAGTTCGGCCTGCAAGAGATCCGCTTCTCAGACAACCTCAGCGTGACACGAGCACAGTTCCTGAAGGTGTATGCTGAGATTGAGAAGCAAACCAACCAGCAGGTAATCCTGTCCCCCAAGTTAGAAATCGGAGCAGCCAATGACGTTTCTCGACATCAACTACCGCCTTACCAAAACGATGTTCGACTGGGGGCAGGAGCAGGGCCTGACCATCAACCTCAGCGCCTCAACCGTTCGGTTCAGGGAGTTCCACCACAGCCAGCAAACGCAGGCGCAGGACTGGTTTGACCTCTGGAAGCGGTGGGTGCTTTCCGAGGAGCACCGCTTCGCCGGTCTGCCGGAATACCACGGCACCTACTACGCCTTCCCCGATCCCGAGCCAGACACATGGGATGGCAACCCAACCCCAATGCCCGAGTACCTTGTCCAACAAATCAACGAGCTGAAAGTGAAAATGAATGCCAACCGATAGCCCCCGCAAAGTCCGGTTCCACTACCCCGAGGTCGTAGTTGTCCTCGCCAACGGCGATGAGATCAGCCACCCAGATGTCGGGTTCACCGTCAACGATGGTCACTGTGTTATCGTTGGCCCAGACTCGTTGTGGCGGCACATCTACGCGCCGCAGACATGGAACGAGGTTTACGGCGATGGAAACCCCAAGGAGCACTAGTGACCCAGTACCGCAACAGCCTCATCCGCCTCATTGCCCCTGCGCTTGTTGGTGCGGCGACTGGTTTGTCCTCGACGGTAGTGAAGCACCTGAACCCACAACTGTTGGCCGTTATCTCGCCCGCAGCTGCTTACGCCTACTACGCGCTGGCCGCTGGGTTAGAGAAGCGGTATCCGTGGGCATCACGCTTGCTCGTGTTGCCGCGAGTCCAAGCCTCTGCCACTGTCGCCGCTGCCCCAGTTGCACCAGTCGCAGGCGGTAGCACTCCAGCAGCATGACCACTCCCGCACAGAAGCGGATGGTCATTCGGCTTCTCTCTGAAGGCTTCTCATACCGAGAGACCGCCAAGAAAGCCGGAGTCAGCCTTTCCACCGTCCAGCGGTGGATGAACCAAACCAAGGGTGTCCCGACAAGCACCGTTGGTAAGGAGCGCACCGAGGCGAAGCGGATTGAGGAACTCCCCGGCCCCATTCCCTTTGCTGAGTTGCGCCCGGAAGCGGCCCGCGCATTAGAGGACTTTACTTACTTTCAGAGAAGGTACTTCGGGCGGGTCGCTACTCCGTGGCAGGCAGAAGCCGCCGAACGGATCGCCGCAGCACTTGACACTCCCGACGAGGAATACTTCGTCATCAACGCCCCTCCTGGCTCGGGTAAGACCACGGTGTTCACCCACGACATTCCCATCTGGCTGACTTGTCGAGACCGCAGCCTCCGAGGACTCATCGGCTCCGCCAACCAGCGAGCAGCACAGACCCACGTCAACCGCATCAAGAGAACCCTGATGCGAACCATGCCGGAGCAGGCTCCCCTGCAAGATGTCCGCAGAGGTCGAGCCGTAGATGCCGAGAGCACCGTGGCGCTGGACTTCGGGCGCTTCCAGCCACTTGACCGAGAAGTCTGGAACCGAGATGCCCTGATTGTCATGCAACACGATGATATCGGTGCTATCACGGAAAAGGAACCAACGTGGTCTGCCTACGGTGAGGACTCCGGCTTCCTTGGACAACGTTTCACCTTCGTCGTATGGGACGACCTCGTGACCCCCAAGTCCGTCGCAACGGTAGAAGCCCGAGAGAAGCAACAAGCTCACTGGTCACAGATTGCTGAGACCCGTCTGGAACCCTCCGGCGTTCTCCTGCTCCAAGGCCAGAGGCTCGCCCCCGATGACCTCTACCGCTACGCCCTTGATCTGAAGTCGGGTGAGTTTGACGAGGAGGAGGTCAAGTACAACGACCGAGGCGAGGAGGTCGTGACTGACCGAGGCGACCGGAAGTACAAGCACATCATCTTCCGAGCGCACTACGAGGACAGGTGTGAAGGCGAGAAAAGCCCCGACCACCACCTGAACAACGCTCGACCCTACCCAGAAGGGTGCCTCCTTGACCCCCGGCGCTTGCCGTGGAAGAAGATCAAGGCGCTGGAAGCAAACCCCATCAACAACTTCCGAACGGTGTATCAGCAGGAAGATGTAGACCCTGCCAACGTCCTCGTGCAGGGAGAGTGGATCTACGGCTCCGAACGCTTTCCCGGTTGCCTTGACCGCCAACGTGACCTTTGGGAACTGCCACCAGGAGTCTCCAGCGATGGCCTCATCATCATGGCTTCATGCGACCCCAGCCCCACGATGTACTGGTCAGTACAATGCTGGGCTTATGACCCGGTATCAGAGTTCCGGTATCTGATCGGGTTCCACCGAGGCAAGATGGACGCTCCCGACTTCCTTGACTTCAAGCAGGACACCGGAGAGTGGACAGGTCTTATGGCCGACTGGCAGGAACAGTCCCGCAGGGCAGGGCTAGAAATCCAAACATGGATTGTCGAGGTGAACGCCGCAGCAAAATTCCTCCTCCAATACGACCATGTGCGCCGCTGGCAAGCCAAGAACGGCGTGGACATTATCCCCCACACCACAGGCCGCAACAAGACCGACGAGGAGTTCGGAGTGCAAACACTCGCTCCGCACTATAGATACGGTAGAATTAGACTACCTGCCTCCATGCAATCCAAGCAGCGTATCATGCCGCTGATTGACGAGGTGACGAAGTACCCCCATGGACGAACGGATGACTGCGTGATGGCCCAATGGTTCTTTGAGTGGAACCTTCCAGATGTCACACCCAAGGGAGCGTATAACGCTGCCCCTGTGTGGCGACCATCATGGGTGACGAAGTGAAGTCGCCCGAGGAAATCATGCAGATGTTCCAAGAGAGGAAGGTCTCTCGTGGACAGTGGTGGAACAAGGCCGACGAGGTGCGCCGCCACTACAACGGCGAAGTCGTAGTCCCGCTGCCCGAGCTTGACGATGTTGAGAAGCCTGCGGTAGCAAACCTGCTCTCAATGGGTGTCGAGCAGATGGCGATGCGAGTTGCCTCCGTGACCCCTGATGTGTCTTTCCCTTCCCTGCGCCCCGGCTTCAAGGCATGGGATCAGAAGGCCCACGACTCTCGGCTCGCCATCAAGGGCATCTGGGAAATGAACCAGTGGAAGATCAAGATGCGCCGGAGGGCAAGGTTCCTCATCGCCTACGGCTGCTCACCCGTCACCATCACCCCTGTCTCCCCCAACGGCGATGACCCGAGGAAGATCCCGTTCCTCCGAGTCCGCAACCCCCTGTCTGCCTACCCCTCGGCGCTCCTTGACGCTGACTCCATGGAGCCGCAGAACTGCATCTTCCACGACCAGAAGCCTCTTCTGTGGCTGAAGCAGAACTACCCTGACCAAGCCGGACTGATCTACAAGGGCGAGAAGTTCAACGACACCAGTCTCTTTGACATCTTGGAATACGTTGACGATGAGGAAACCGTCATCATCTGCGTCGGCAGCCAGAGGAACCCCGGCACTCGCTACGAGCCGAGCCACGGCACCTCCGTCACCGCCCTCCTAGAGCGCATCCCGAACCGGGCTGGCATCTCGCCCGTGGTCTTTCCCGGCCGCGTAACGCTGGATCGTCTAGCGGGGCAGTTTGACGGTACCCTCGGGATGCACCTCCGAGCAGCAAAGTTGGACGCACTCAACACCATCGCCATCTTCCGTGGCGTGTTCCCCGAGGTCTGGGTTGAGGGCAACAACGCCGCCCGCAGCCCCCAAATCCTTCAGTACGCCGATGGCAAGCAAGGGCAGGTCGGCATCATCAAGGATGGCCGGGCACAACAGATGCTCCCCCAAGTCGGTCAAATGGGGATGCAACTCCTTGACCAACTGGAGCGAGCGCAACGCCTGAGTGCAGGTATCCCTGCCGAGTTCGGTGGCGAGTCACCGTCAAATGTCCGTACAGCCCGTCGAGGCGAGATGGTGCTCGGCAACACGGTGGACATGCCCATTCAGGAGTACCAAGAAATCTTTGAGATTTCCAGCGAGGCAGAAATCCGCCGCATGGTGGCCGTACAGAAGGCGTACTACGGCAAGAAGGCTTCCATGTTCGTGTTGCCGGGAGATGGCAAGGTTCTCCGAGAGGACTACATCCCCGACGAAACCTTCGTCACCGACTTCGCCAAAGTCACCTACCCCTTGCCCGGCACCGATGCCAACGGCCTCGCAGTTGCTATTGGTCAGAAAATCGGAATTGGCATCATGTCTACCGAGACCGGCATGGAACTTGACCCCACCATTGACGATCCTGCTCGTGAGAAGCACCGCATCATCATGGACGGTCTGGAGAAGGCTCTGCTTGCCGGAGTGGAACAGCAACTCACCCAAGGCCAGATGGACCCAGTTCTCGTCGCTAAGATTGCAACCAAGTTGACCGACCCAGAAATGAGTCTTGCCGATGCGATCACCGCAGCCCATGAGGAAGCGCAGAAAGAACAAGCGGCTCAACAGCAGTCGCAACAACAGGCTGCTCAACAGCCCGGAGGTGGCGCTCCGCAAGGCATGGCAGACCCCTCGCAGATGGCGGGTATCAACCAGACTCCCCCTGCTACACCGTCTGACCAAAAGCCAGAAGGCCAACCTTCTATCGCCCCACCACCCCAAGGAGCCATGGACTTGAAGTCCCTGCTCGGCGCACTAGGCGGAGGCGCAAGTGCCGCGTAAGGCCAAGCCGAACCGTACTGACCTGAACGTCCCCAAGGTCACTGTCCCTGGACAGGACTACGGAAAGCAAGCTGGGCAGGCACAGGCAATGCAGATTGTTCCCATGGCTTCCGGCGACCGCACCACGGCGCAGATGGCGGCGCAAGCACCACAAGCTCCACAAGGCAAGCCACTTGTCCCAGTTGAGGCACCAGACCTTTCGCAGTTGAAGTATCTCCACCCAACCGAGGAACCTCACTTGCCCATGACTCACGGCCTTTCAGTCGGCCCCGGTGCAGGCCCCGAAGCGATGGGGCCATTCGGCGGTTCACTGTCGCACACCTTGACCTCACTCGCCCAAGGCCCTTACGGTTCACCCCAACTGAGCCAAGTGGCTGACCTCATTCACCAAGCCGGGCTGTAATGGAGTGGATGACTCCCGGCCCTGAGCCGATCAAAGCCAAGCCTGTCCCCACCCAAGGCCCGCAGGGAGCACAAGGCGTTCAAGGAGCACCAGTCGCTCCGGCTCCCAAGCCCCAGCAGGGCGCACAAGGCCCGCAAGGTGTCACTCGTCAGCCCACCGGAGCGCAAGGCGCACAAGGCCAAGTTCAGGCGCAATACGAGCACAACCTTCTTACGCCTCAAGGTGTCCAAGATGCGGTCAACAAAGGTCAAATCAAACTCACTACTGACCAACTCGCTGCATACCGAGAGGACAAATGGCAGGCACTCCCCGGCTCCGCAGACCGAGTTCAGCAAACCTACGTTGCCCCATCTTGGAAAGATGGCAAGTACCAAGGCGGCTACTACACCAGCGAGTATGTCGAGCCGGGCAAGGCTTTAGTTCTGTTGAAGCGAGGAAATGTCTGGCTTACGACTGACGAGCAGGAAGCGGCAAAGGCACAGATCGCCCACCTGAACAAGGAATACCACGACTACAAGCAGTCCTACGCCATCGGGACAGTCCTCCAGAAGTCCCCAGAATTGAAGCACTACCCCGGCATCCTCTCAGCCATGATGCAGGGAACCACGATTACTTCCAAGAACGTCAAGACCTACGGCGCAATCGGCGCAGTATTTGACAAGTTCCCAGCCCTTGCCGCCAACCCCCGAGTGCTTGGCGCTTTGATGAGTGGTCAGAACCTCACACGAGAACTGTTGTTGCAGAACAACATTCCGGCTGAACGCGTCAACATGATCTTGGAAGCCCAAAAAACCTACCGAGGGTTTGTCGTGCCCGAGCACGAGGTCGCCGGTATCTTGAAGGCACAAAGCCTGTACACAATGTCGCTGGAAAGCATGAAGAACTACGGCGACTATGTGGACTTCCTCATCAAGACGGAGCCGCACCCCGGTCTGTTGCAGGAACTCGGCCATGCTGTTCAGTCGGGCATCGCCGCAATCCCTGGCGGTCTCGCAGTAGAGAACGCTGTCATCTCCGCTGTTGGCGGCATCCTCGGCCTGATGAACGCTCACCCGCTAATGTGGCTTGACCACCTCCTGCACAGCGAGCAAAACAAAATCAGCAAGGAAGGCGGCGGAACGCCATTAGCCGCAACCACACCTGTTCTCGGTGTTGCCACCACCGCCCTTGACATGGTGACTGGTCTGTTCAACTCGACCCAGCACTTCTACCGCACCTATGAAACCATCAAGAACACCCGAGGCGAAGCCGCTGCTCTAGAGGCTTTGATGCCAAGCGTCCTTGGCGCAGGCGTTGGCATGGCGGTTGGCGCTGCTTTGACTGCGATCCCCGGCACAGAAGAACTTGCCCCAGGAGAACTTGCTGCAACCGGCGCAGGGCTTGACAGCAGCCTTGCCGCCGCAGACGCAGCAGGCGCAGCGTTAGATATGTCTCGCTTCACCAAGGCTGTCCAAGAGCTGCGAGACTCCGCTAACGCCCTCAAAGACCTTGTGAAGATGCCGTTTGAGTCGTTGTCTAAGACCGAGGCATACCAGACCTTCTTGCGTGCTAAGGCAAGTGTTGAAACCCTTCTGCGACCATTTGTGGACGTGGTTCGACCAGTTACCGATGTGACCGGCAAGGTCATCAACAAGTACTCCATCGCTGGCTGGCAAATCGGTGCGGACATCGGCGGTCAGACCATGTACCGCAAGGAGTGGGCGGAGACCGCTGACGCTACCAAGTGGGCAAAGGATCACCCCAACGAAGCCCCGACCCTCGGACAAGCCTTGCTTGGTCGCCACAACTTCGCTTCAGGAGCAGTTGACTTCCTCATCTCAGTTGGCGCACAAGACCCCTATGCAGTAGTCGGCTCGTTTCGCAAGGACATTAGGAGCGTTGAGGGCCTGACCTTCAATCTGCACCTGCCCTTCATTGACAAGACCCTAAACCATGTTTGGTCGGGAACCGCCTTTGCCAATGTTGACCAAGCCTACGAACAGTACGCCGGAGTTCGACGGGCTCTAAATGCCATTGTCGCTAATGTTGACAACGTTGCCGCCATCAACCGCATTGACAAGCGCCTTGCTCCCATCGCTCCCCTTCTCCACGCTGCTAAGGCAGACACGCCAGAAGAAACGCTCCGCAACGTCATGGACGTATTCAAGAACCTGTCGGCGGTAGACGAGGTATTCACCACCGGCAAGTTGCCCATGACTTCCTCCATGCTCTTGCGCTTGCGCCAGATGGAGGTCGGCAGCAAGGGCCGCTTCACCTTTATGCCGATGTTCCTGGACTTTTCCGGTAAAGTTCAGGACTGGGGAGTTCGCAACCGAGACTTCACCCTCGGAGACTCTGGTGCCCTGCCTGCCCTTGCTCACGGCCTAGAGCAAATCGGCATCCCTCGCAGCGTTGTTGACGAAGCCATCAACCACCTCGCCTCCACCAAAGACCCCGGCGAATGGATGAACACCTACAAGACCGTTGTGAAGGGACACTTGCAGCTTCAGATGGTTGCAACCTTGGTGGGCGACAAGTTGGCGGCGGAATTTGATCCGGTGGTGCTGGACTCGTTCCTCGCACACTTTGACGCTCAGGTCAACGAAGCAGTTGATAGGGCAGCAAACCTCGTCACTGGCTTCGGTGGCATCAGCACCAAGGAACACGCCTACGCCTATGGCCGAGATGGAATGAACCTCAGCCACGCCACCGATGGCGTAAAAGAAGCCAGCGCAGCAGTCTACGAAAGTCAAGTGGGGCGTATCCACTTTCCGAACTACAACGAGTTTCGACGCTCCACTCACGGCCTTGTGCGAGCGTTGAAGAACTCCAGCAGCGTGAAGCAACTTGATGTCTCACTGAAGAAGTTGCTCAGCCAAGACGAATACGAAGCGTTTGTTGCAGCTGTGAGCGAAGACAAAGTTTCCGACGTTGCTGTTGAGTTCCGAGAGCACCGGACAGATCTCGGCATCTCAAAAGAACTCTCGGGCAAGTTTGTCCAGAACCTCCGCTACGCGTGGGACACCACCAAGGGTGGCTCTGGCGTAATGAAAGATTTCATTGACCGCTACGTCAACGACAACTATTTCAAGCCCATGGCACTCGCCACTGGTGGCTGGGCAACTCGTGTCTCGGCTTCCGAAATCATGCTCAACGCCATGCGCCAAGGGCCGATCAACCTCAGCCTCGCTCGCTTCGCTGCTGCCGGTGCTCGCCACGAACGAGCAGTCCTGCATTGGGGCAAGGACTTAGAGCGAAAGTCCATCATGGACATCGCAGCCCGAGTCGCCTATGTCCTTGGCGGAAAGTTTGTTGACCCCAACCATCGAGTGTTCTCCAGCAACGAGGAGATGGGCCACTTCGTCGCAGTCCTCCACGGTGTCATGGCCGGAGTTGAGACCAGCATCCTGAAGGGACTCGGCAAGCAGGAGTTCATGGACGCTGCCATCCGGTCGCTCTACTTGAACCAAGGCCACCTTGCACCTCAGATGGTTGAGGGCGGTCACGCCATGGTCAACGACCGCTCCCTTCCTGCCAAGGGCAGCATCATGTCCGTGGACACGGCGCTGTCGGCGGAGAAGGACACGGCTGAAGGTGTCCGAGCCATGAAAGCCAAGATGGAGCAGATCGTCGGACACAAGGCTCGCCTCTCAACCAGTGGTGAGTTCACCGGCATCGGCTCGGGCAATCAGGGCTTCATTGTCTCGCGTCTGTTCCAAGCAGACACGCAGGCTACCGACAAGTCTGTCCACTACGCCTTGCAGGAAATGGTCAGGGTTTTTGACGAGGAGATCAAGGCTGGCAAGAGCGTTGAGCAAGCTTGGGAGTCCGCCAAGGTTGAAGGCATTGGGGCGCACTACGAGTTCATGCAATCGCTTCCGCAGTCAACCCGAGAGATCATGGTTCGCCAAAAGAACTTTGTGCCGACCAACACCGAGTTCCTGAAGAAGTATCCCTACGCCACAGATGACCCCGGCCTCGCGCACTCCGCTGTCGCCATTGAAGGTCTGGAGAGCACCCTCTGGGGAGGCAGGAACCTGCCCGCAACCGGCAAGCCCTATTTTGACGAGCGCCTGTTCAAGGACATGGCGGCTCGCACCATCAAGGACAAGTCATGGCAGGAGTTTGCTCGTGCCTACCACACCGGCCCTGACGGTGAGCGCCTTGGCTCGGAACACTTCTCAATGGTGTTCGGCCCCAAAGTCAATCACATTACCTTCAGCGAACTGTTGCCGACCCACGCTTCGGAATGGTTGAACACCAAGTTCACCTCTCGCATCGTGTCTCGACTGTCTCGTGAACCCATCTTCATCGTGGAGTTCGCCAAGCAACGCAAGATTGCGGAACGAGAGTTGGCTTCCAAATTGGGCGAAGCAGTTGACGATGAAGCAGCAACCCTCATGCAAGACCGTTCAGAAGCAATGGCTATGGCTCGTGCTTCCATGGAGATGGTTCGCTACATCCACAACCCTTACGACAAACTGAAATTTGAGTATGGGATGCGAGTCATTGCACCGTTCTACTTCGCCCAGAACCAATCGTGGCGACGCATGGGCAGACTGCTGGTAGAAGATCCAGGCGCATTTGAGCGGTACGCCAAACTTGTCATGCAGACACTCAACTTTTCCTACGCAGCATCTAAGTCCACTGGTGGCTACCCAACTATTACCATGCCGTTCTCTGGAAGCATCATGGGCTTCGTCACCAAGATGCTTGATGGCGGTGTCGCAGTCCCCATCGGCATCCCACTGTCGCTCTCCTCAGCACAGTCAATCCTGCCGATCAGCCCACTGGACACGGTAGAGCCAACCAACGCTCTGTCCAGCCCAGCGTCGCTTGTCCACTCCCTCATCCCTCGATTTGGCCCAGTGTTCAACTTGCCGCTGAAGTGGATTTTGCCGTCGTTTGGCGTTTTGACCCCGCTTGAACTGCAAAAAATAAATGACACCATTGTCGGAGCAACGGGTGAGAGCACCTCGCTGGTGCAAGATGCTGTCCCCAATTCGTTCATTGACCACATGCTGCAAACCTCTATCGGTGTGCTTGGCGCAGTTTGGTCAAAGCCGGGGCAAAACATCAATTCTCAGTTCCTGAGTTCCTACATCACGGCATCTGACGAAACTTGGCGCTACATCATTGAGAAGAAATTTGACCAACTAGAGGCAACGGTTCGTGCAGCCTCTAAGGGCAAGTCCGACAACTACATCAACAACTTGGTGCTTCAGAACTTCCAGCAGTTCTACAGCCCTGGAACGCCGGAAGGTAAGAAGCACCTCAGCGACCTATTCAGCGAAGTCAACAAGGCCACCGCAACGCGAGCTGTTGTTCGAGCAGTAGTTGGCTTCATGTCTCCGCTTTCAACTTCAATGGGACAAGCCAACCAGCAGTTCACTCAGGACTACCAGAACCTTGTCTATCTCCTCAACGGCGACACCATGGCGGCGCAGGATAAGTTGCTTTCCCTCAACCCAGATCGTGCGCCTTACACCATCGCTACCACAGCCTCAAAGTCCCAAGGCCTCATGGCGCCGGGGACAAGTTGGCCTACAACGCAAAATGGTCTGCACTGGATGGAAGCCAACACCGGCATCGTCAGCGCCTACCCTTCGGCATCTCGATACTTGATGCCCATCGCAACTCTGGAAAGCAGCAAGAACCCTTACGACGCTCTGGCGCAGTTGTACCAAATCCAGCAACAGTTCCGAGAGAAGCGCACTCCAGCAGACATGATGACTGCGCTCAACATCTCAGTGGGCAACTACTTCTTCAATCAAGTTGTTTTGCCGACCTATGAGAACTACTTCAAGTCGCAAGGAGTTTCTGACCCTGCTTACTCTGCCTACGCCCAAGGCGGTAAGCAATGGATACAATCCACCGGTTCTGTGCTCAACCCAGACTGGGTGGCGTATCATGGAGCAGCAGAGGGTAAGCAGTTCCGCACCCAAACTCTCGATCAAGTGAAGAACCTCATCGCTGACCCCAAGTACGCCAAGATGCCGCAGATGCAAAACCTCCGCAATGTCTACGACAGTTATGTCGCTCTTGACGCTGAGATGACGCAAATGAACTACACCTCATCACAGAAGGGCGCAGCATGGAACGGCAAGGGTGGAGTTGTTGACCAAATGAAGAAGTTAGTTCCTTCAATGGTTCCCTTCATTACCGATGTTCTCGCTCCGCTCTACCCCTACTACCCCAACGGATAAGTCATGGCTGAAGAACCCACAGACACCAAGGCACACGAGGAGGCTGAAACCTCCGTCTTTGAGGCCGAAGAACAGAAGTCTCCCAAGACCATTGCCAAGGACTACATGCTTCCCATGTCCGACGCTGCCCTAGAGGAATGGAAAGACAAGGAAGGCTTTGCTGAGTACTGCGCCCAAGTTGCTTCCGGCCTTTACCCGACGCTTGCCCCACAACTTGCAATGGGTCTGACCACCAAGGCACTCCTTGACCCCTACGAGCAGTTGGCGAAGAAGTACCTCGGCCCATTCTCCGAGGCAGAACTGGACAGCCCCATGTGGCAGAAGGTTCTCTCTGGTGGCACCGATCCCAAGACCGGCAAGCCAACCGTTATGCCTTTGGCAGACTTTGTGAGTTTCATCAAAAGCCACGCTGGTAGTGGTTACTTGGACACTGACGAAGGACAAGCCCGAGTCGGCAACTCCGTCAACCAACTTCGACAGAACCCTCACGCGTGGGACGGAACGCCGGAACACAAAGCGGTTCTCATGCGAGACATTTCTAACGGTGCTCACCCTGGCGGTGTCCACCCTTCTAACCTTCCGCCAGTAGTAGGAGAGGACTGACCATGAGTGGATTGGACATCAAACTCCCCACAGGGGGTGGGGCAAGCGGCTCAAACCCAACCGTCATTCCACTTGGCAATGTCAACGCTCAGGCAGCAGCTCGAGCAGGATCGGCCTACTCGCAGGCATACTCCTACCTCAGCACCGTGTTCAACAACGGTTCTCAGCAACTCAACTTTGAGGAAGGTCGCCTTGCTGCAAACAAGATGAGTGCTGCACAACGCAACTCTCTCAACTCCCTGCTCGTCAGCATGGGCTACGCAAACGCCAAGAACCAACAGCAGTTGCAAAGCCACTACGACGAGTTTCTCGGTGAGTATCGCAAGGGTCTCGCCGCCAACTCAAACCTGACGCTCTACGGCATGGTCGCCGGAACGATCAACGGCGGACAGTGGAACACCACGCCAAACGCTGCAAGCGGCACAAAGCACTATTTTGTTCCCCCAGCGGGAACCGCCTACGACCCCAACAGCAACACCTTCCAAGTTTCCCCAGCAGGCGTGACTAACCCCTCGGGCAGCAGCCAAGCCTCCACGCTGGACAGTGTGGAACTGGAGATGGAGAACTGGGGCTTCAGCGAAAAGACCATCAAGGCTATGTCGCCTCGCATTGTCTCGGCAATTGCCGGAGGAGTTGACAACACCAAGGGCATTGATGTGTGGCTCCGAGAGCAGCCTGAGTACGCCCAGCAGTTCCCCGGCAACATCACTCGCATGAAGAACAACTTGCCCCCATTGGCAGAAAGCATGTACACCTCCTATGTCCAAGCCATGCAGGAAGCTGGTCGAAGCGCCGGGTTGCCAGCGGGCTTCCTGACTAACCAAGAGATCGGCACCCTCATCGCCAATGAGGTCAAGCCCACCGAGTTCACCAAGCGTCTGACCACCGCCTACGAAGCGGTGCAGCAGGCCAACCCCACAGTTCTTCAAGCACTCCAAGAGAACTTCGGTCTTACCCCTGGACACTTGGCAGCATGGGCGCTCGACCCCAAGAAAGCCACCGACCTCATCGCCCAGCAAGTGCAAGAGGCGAAGTACATGGCTGAGACCCAAGCAGCAGGCTTCAATCAAGGCATGGGTGCTGAGCAGGCTCAGAACATCTACCAGTACGCCCAGACTGCCGGACTCAGCGAGGCATCAGTTCGCTCAGGCATTGACACCGCAGCTCGCTACCAGAGCCTTGAAGGTTCTGCCCCCGGTCAAGCCGGAGCAGGTCTCACCCAAGAGCAACTGATCGGCTCACAAGTCGGCGGAAATGCTGGGGCCAAACAAGCCTTTGACATTGCCCGAGCGCAGCAGATGACCCCGATGCAGGGTGGCGGCGGAGACATTATGAACGCCAAGGGTGTCACCGGCGCAGGCTTCGCTACCGGAGAAGGCACCGCACCAGTCCGATAGAACCCTTGCCTAGTGCAGAGGGGTATCATTGACTACAAGTGAGTGCTGTCCCTCGGCAGAGGCGAGATGGCCGCTTATCCCTTGGGGGATTGCACAAACCCCAAAGGCGTATGTGTGCGTGATCTTCCGCTGCGACACCTCCTGTCGTAGTGCGTATTGGAAACGGAGCGATTGCCATGTCAGAGTCTTACGACGAAACTGTTGAGTCCCCAGACGTTCTCGACCCGAACATCCGAGAAGCCTTACGGAGTGCGAAAGCACGAGAGAAGGAACTCGCAAGTGCTCAGGCAGAACTAGAGGCGATGAGGCGAGAAGTAGCCTTCACCAAGGCCGGTATTCCAGAGCAGGGCGCAGGCGCTCTCCTTCGGAAGGCGTGGGATGGAGATGCAGACCCCGAAGCGATCCGCAAGGCCGCTGAGGAGTATGGGATCTTCGGAGCCACCCAGACCCGCCAAGAGGAAGATCACTCCGCCGAATTGCAAGCACTCGCAAGAGCGCAGGGAGCAACAAGCGGTACTGGAGTTGGCGCAGGGATGACCCCCGGCGACAGGTTCATGTCGGCTCTCAACAACGCTTCGACGCAGGACGAGATGATGGCAGTCATCCGGGACTTTGGAGATGGAGCCCTCGGCTTCATCCCCGGCAACTAACCCCCTCTCGTAAAGGAGCAACATCATGGCTACTACCCCTACCATTGGCCCTAACGGAAACATCACCGGAGTATCCAATGTCACTTACGTCCAGGCGGCGTATGACCGGATGGCCTACTTCTCCCTCCGCCCCGAGCTGATCTTTGACCAGTTGGCGGATGTGAAGTCGGTCAACCAGTCCATGCCTGGTTCCTCGGTGACGTTCACCATTCAGAACGACCTCCTCCCGGCTGTCACGCCTCTCTCGCAGAGCACCGACATCACGACCCAGACCCTCAGCAACTCGCAAATCGTTGTGAGCCTTGCTGAATACGGTTCAGCCGTGACCACCAACGCAGTCCTCCGTGGTGAGTCGTACGTCGAGATTGACCCCATCGTCGCCAACGTCATTGGCTACAACGCTGGTGTCAGCATTGACTCGGTTGCTCGCAACGCTCTCTCGTATGGTGGAACTCAGTTCAAGAACGCCGGTGCCGCAACCCTCAGCACCTCGCTGGCTACCAACATCGCCAACGTTGCTGCCCTGTCCACTGGTGCCACGGCAACCTACAACGACATCCTCGGTGCACAAAAGACCCTTCGTGCTCAGAGCGTTGCTCCGTTCGGCTCGTACTACGCTGCGGTGATCCACCCAGACGTGGCCTACGACCTTCAGTTGACCAGCAACTACCTCAATCCTCACCAGTACGCTCAGCCTGCTGAGATCTGGGCCGGTGAAGTTGGTGCGCTCAACGGGTTCCGTTTCATTGAGACCCCTCGTGCACAGGTCTTCGGTGCGCCTTCTGACGGGAACAGCATCCCGCTGACGCTGAACTCGGCTATCTCGGCTGGCGCAACCACGAGCATCTCGCTGGTCGCCACTGGCATCTCGACAACCAACCCGCTCGACTTCTCGGTGGGTACGCTCATCAAGTTGACGGACTCGGCCAGCGGCAACAGCCAAACGGTGTCGGTCTCCACGGCTCAGGTTGCGACCTCCAGCCCGGTGACGGTTGCTGTGACCTCGTTCACCGCTCCGTCCGGCGGATACGCCACGGCTACCACCTCGGTCACGGTTGTCTCCGGCGCCCCCGGCGTGGACTCGCCGGTGTACTCGACCTACCTCATGGGTCGCCAGGCACTCGCCAAGGTTCACTCCATCGTGGATGGCAACGGCCCTGTGCCGAAGATCATCCCCGGCCCGATCACCGACACCCTGCGTCGTTTCGTGCCGCTCGGTTGGTACTGGCTCGGAGGCTACAGCAACTTCCGTCAGCCTGCGCTGCTCCAGTACTTCACGCAGTCCAGCCTCACCAACATTGACCCGACGATTGACAACTAGTCGGTAGTCGGACAAGTCAACGGGAAGGAACAGGATGTCAAAGTTAGTTCGTAAGTGTGCCCACTGTGGGAGCATGGATCTTCAGGTTGGTCTCAACCAACTCCATTGCTTCACCTGCGGAGAGTTCACTTGGTACAGCGATGGCACTCCTGTTCCTTCCCAGAAGCCAGTTGAGGAGAAGAACTGATGGGACTCACCTACGATGGAACCGGGCGCTCAGTCTCGCTTGCAGAAGCGATGCAAGACCCCGGCACTCCGCTTGCTGGCACTCGTGCAGAACGAGCTGCCGCTAACTCCGCTTCAGCATGGATCCAAGACTGCAACCCTTCGTGGTACGCAGGCGACGGGAAGATGATGAAGTTTGAGAACGGTCAAGTCACCGACCGCATGGGAACCGCCCTTCACGGCGACCCTTACGAGACCTCCGGTGATGGCAAGGTTTACCACCGAGAACTGGGGCTTTGATGAAAGACACCGCTCGACAAAGCGATGGGCCAGCCGTTGAGAGCAAGTACCTCCTCGGCACCGTCAAGCATCACCTTGACCCACTTGACGCAGGCAGCACCGCAGCCCCTTTCCGTGGCTTTGCCGGAGATGAGGCTCGGGCCTCTGCTCACGGCAACGTGGTCGTGCCTGGCGACTTGCACCCCGCAGCTCGCACCATGGACTTGCCTGACAAGCCCGGCTACCCTGTGGCTTACCGCACCTACGAGGATGGCACCCGATGAAGATTGACCGCTTCACCATTTCAGACACGGCACGAGCAGGCGAGATTGGCGTTGAGCATGTCATCGGTTCTCCGGTGACTGCCCTTGAAGATGCCAAGTCCGGCGTGACCTTCCGCACCAAGGGCGAAGGTGCCAACCCCCAAGAGCCAGCGGTCATCCTCTCGGACACCCGTAACGCCGGGGACACGCTTGCCATGGAGATCCTGAAGGGTCGGTAATGCCGACCTACACCTTCGTTCCTCCGGAAGTCAAGGTTGTTCCGCCCTATCTGGCGGACACCAAGGGGCTTCAGTACCTTCTGTTCCGGTACTTCCAGCCGACCTATCGAGGCGTGAACGTCTACATCCTGAGTGATGGCACCATCGCCCAGGACTACCCAACGCCGGAGAACCAGAACACCAACTTCCCCCAGCCGTACAACCCCAATGACCCCGGTGGGCCGTTCGCACAGGTGAGGAACATAGACAACACCTACACCTACACTTCCCTGCCGGTCTACATCGTGAACATCTACTATGGGGGACACGAGTACCAAATCTCTGATAGCGAAGCAGCGTGGCTCTCATCGCAGGGCTACGCCGACCGGATCACGGTGACACCATGAGTTTCATTGTTTCAGACACTTTCGTCACACCGAATGGCCCGACCAACGGTGCCATTGTCTACGGCTTCAAGGCATCTCGCTTCTCGTCTGTCCCAACGATCAACACGCCTTTCCCTTCGGTGTTTGACGCTGGCCCGGTCACGACAAGTTCAGCCTATGGAGGCCCTGGCGCTTTCCAGCTCCCTCTCCCGACTGATGAGCAGTACTACCTGTCCTTCACCTTCAACGGACAGACCACCTATCAGTTGTACAACTCTCCGCACTTCA